CGCAGCCAACAAAGTATGTGTATTGGTCGTCAGTGTTAGAAAAGCTAAAGTACTTCCAGGAAGCATTGGAGCTTGAACTAGAGTTCCTAGTAGCAACACTGGACAAGCAAGCACGAGACGAAATGAAGCAGCTTGCAGAGAAACCGACAAAGGATAGTGTAGAAGCATTCATAAAACGTCACCCTGATTACCAGGCGAAGCGTCAGGAATGTTTGAACTACGATTATGTTATAGGTCGTGTACAACGTATCGTGAAAGCGTTTGAACAACGTAAAGACATGTTACAGTCCTATGGCAAGCAGGTTCTCGAAAATCAGCTTTATGGTAAAGGAGCAGGTACTACACCTATCCAAACACCGCAGCAACCTCCGCAACATCCATACTGGGGCGGATACCAACAACCACAATAAAGGAGGTACTTAGATGTTAGATAAGCTTAAAGGCATGTTTAGTGACTCAACTGAAGAAACACAAGCAGTCGAAGTAAACCTGATTGACGCTACTGTAGCACAAAAGTTAGGTCTTGCACTTCCTGATGGTTTCTACAAGACAGCAGACATTAATCGAGAAACAGGTGAAGTAGTATTTACAGATACACCTTCTATTACACCACCTGAGTTTTCTAGTGATCGCTTCTTAGTAAACGCAATGGCAGACTTTGCAAACGCAAATGAGGTTGTACTTCCGAAATGGACTGCTGACCCATTGAAGATTGCACGAGCTATTGCAGATTGGCAGGCTTAATATGTGGAGCCTAGATAAAGCATGGATAGATGAAAACTATATCAGAGGTACCAAGGATAACACAACTGTAGGTATGAAAGTATTCGTTAGAGGTTATGACGGAGTAGACGAGGTTCTTTTCCCGCATAACGTTGTAACTGTAAAAGAGAATACGATTATTAGTTTAGAAACCAACCCACAAGCGGTTATACCTTTATCTGAACGAGGAGAAGGCGAACACTCGGAATGGTACATAAAAAGAAAATTTAAAAATTAAGTCTATAACTGTCAGAAAACTCTAGACATATGATATAATGTGTGTTAGACTGTTTTAGAATACATAATTAAATAGGAGGAATTGCTAAATGTCATTTGCCGACATCATCAATCAAGCGCAGAAACAACTAGATCAAGGAGGGGACAACCCAAAGGTTGAATACCCGAAGGCAAAGAACAAAAAATTGTTCTTCAGCAAAGATACACCGAAGTTATTACTTCAGATTTTACCTGCTGCTGACTTAGTAAGTGCATTCTTTGTACCTATCCGTACAGTGTACTTATCGACTGTTACAGGGAACGGTAAGCAATTTGGCTCAAGCTTCGTATTAGACGCAGAGCACAATCCAGGTTCTCTATTAGAACAGAAGGTTGTAGAGTGGGCACAAGCAGGTATGATTCCGAATGGTTTCGGTGGACAGCAATCACCTACTGCTCGTTTCTTAGTAAACGCAGTATTAGTAATTCAAAATCCTCATAACCCGCAACAATGGGTACAAGAGCGTGACCAACAAGGAAACTTAGTGGTACGTGTACTTGAGTTACCACAATCAGCATTATCTAACTTATTCGATAAGTTAAGTAACAAAATGTTAAACCGTACAGGCACAGAGTTATCCTTCATGGATATCAACAGCCCACGACCAATCGAGATCACAAAACCACCTAAAGGTAAGAAAGAATACACTGTAGAACTTTACAATGACATCGTATTACCTCCATTAGGACAAGGTTGGGAAATGCAACTAGAAGACCTAAATGCACATGCTGTACCAACAGAGCGTTTAGTGAACGGTATGCAATGGGTACAAGCTTTCGTTGATATGAAAGAAGGACGTAAACCGAACCAAGGTGGAGCTGCTGCACCAACACCAGGAGCACCTGCGGCTAACCCTTATGCTGCACAACCTGCACAACCTGGTCAACCTGCACCAAATCCATATGCACAGGCTACACCTCCTGCTAACCCGTATATGCAATCGGTACCAGGACAACCTGCGCCAAACCCATACGCACAGACTCAAGTACCACCACAGCCTAATCCGTATGCACAAGCGCAACCAAATCCATATGCGACACAACCAGGAGCACCTGCACCAACGCCTGCGGCACCTCCTGCTAACCCATATGCAGGTGTATCTGTTCCACCGCAACCAGGAGCAGTGGTACCACCACAAGCTGCACCAAATCCATACGCACAAACACCTGCGGCAGCGCAAGTTCCACCACAAGTTGACCCGTTCGCTCCAACACAAC